CAAGGCAGTTACATCGCCAACGATGTCAGCCTGTTGTCTTCCCACTTGTTGCAGGGGCCCACCAACATGGCCATGCGCCGGGGCACCAACGTGGATGAGGGCGATCTGCTTCTGGTCGTTAATGGCGACGATGGCACGATGGCTGCTTTCACGATTCTGCGGACGCAAAACGTCATCGCTCCCAGCCTTCTGTCTACCGAGGGCAGCTACCTCGATGTCGCTGTCGAGGACGCGGACACGCCGCTGGTTTACATGGTTGTCGAGCGTGAGATTAACAGTTCTACGGTTTATTATGTCGAACTGTTCGACAGCAATTACACAACAGATTCCGCAGTCCAGTATTCGGGCGGATCTCTGCCCGGGACAACGACGATGACGGGCTTGACGCACCTCGAGGCTGAGACGATCAAAGTCATCGCAGACGATGCCATCCTGACTGATGAGCTTGTCGATGGTTCCGGCGAAATCGTCACCGACCGTGTCGCGACAACATACATCGAAGCCGGTCTGGAATACCCAACATTTACTGATGCACTCGCGGACGGGGCCACAAAGACAACGCCGCTCCTTCGCACCATGCCGGTTGAGACGCACCTGAAGTCTGGCCCGATCATCGGGTTCAAGAAACGGATCGTCCAGGCATCGATCATTCTTGATGACACGCAAGCGATCACTGTGAATGGCGAGGCTGTACCTTTCCGGCGCCTCGATAACATGTCTCTCGATTCCGGCATCGCATTTTTCACAGGAACAAAACGCGCCGGCCCTTTTCTCGGATACGACTATGAGGGCCAAATTGAAGTCACTCAGGATGAGCCGTTATTCATGACGCTGCTCGCCCTCGAGTACAAAGTATCGGTAGGTCAATAATGGTCGCAGCGGTCCCATATGTTGCACTAGCCATGACAGCCGCCTCGGCTGTCGGCCAGTACCAAGCCGGCAAGGCACAGGCGGCATCGATGGAAGGCCAAGCCAACGCGGTCGATGCACAGTCATCGGTCACAAAGTTGGCTGGGCGCCAGAACGCCTTGCAGCATAAACGACAGGCGGTTGCCTCTCTCGATAATGTCTTGAGGGCGATGGCCTCGAACAATGCCCGTGCGGGTGCGGGGCACATCGATGCCGACAGCGGATCGATCTCCTCGATCAATAATGAGATCCTTTCGATCGGCGTTCGAGATGTCTCGACAGCGTCGGCAAACGAAACCATCACCCGCGGCATGGCTGGATATCAGGCAACCCTGCAAAATGATCAGGCTGCGCGGCTTCGAGCCGGTGCCCCTGTCGCACGACGCACTGGTGTATTCAACGCAATGGCCGTCATGGGCCAAGGCATGATGTCAGGCGCACAGGTCGGAGCGTTTGGGTCTAGCACCTCGGCAACCGGCAACGTCCTCGGAAAGCCGGCATAATGGCAGCGCGGGATCTCCTCAAGCCACAGTCCTCGCTCGGCAGCGTTGCGCCGATCTCGCTCCCCGGCGTCTCGATGCCAACCGGCCCAGACCCCCTTCTGGCTGCGACCGCGAACATGGCCAACAGCCTGTCGCAGCGCATCGGCCAGATGTCTCAAACGATGTTCAAGGTCGCCGGCACACAGGCCGAGGCGAAGGGTGCCGCAGCCGGCGTTCAGAACGCGCCATCGATCGAAGAAATCAAGTGGGCGAAGAAACACGGGCAGAGCGTAACGCTCCCCGGCGATGCTGGCTCGATCAACATTCAGGAACAGGCAGCGTATGCGTCATCGCTCAAACTGACAGAAGCACGTTATGGATCTCTGGCCCGGGAAGCCGCACTGGGCGAGGTCACCAAGGCCTTCATGTCGGATGGCGAGATCAAGCCGGACTTGCTGCAAAAAAGACTGAATGATGTTCTGGAATCTTACACGGGATCTCTGGCCAGTGTCTCTCAGGCGGGTGCCGCGAAACTCGACATCGATCTCCGCAACCAGTTCAACAATCAACTGGTCGCCTACAGCCGGGAATGGCACAGCAAAGACACCAAGCAGCGTCGGGCCAAGGCGGTTGCCAGAGCGCACAACATCCTGCCCGAGGTCGCTGGATATGTAGTTGGAGACTCAAAGACGCGGCAAGACGTCGGCATCGCTGAACATGCCACCAGTATGCTAGAGCGTGAAGTCTTAAACATGACTGTTGAAGGCGTCCCGACTTCGACCATCGAAGCCTACAAAACCACATTCCAGAAACGCCTGGACAATGCGCTCATCACATCGGTGACCCAGTGGTCGCAGGGCAGTGAAGCCGGTGGTCCTCTGGAAGCCTTCAGCAAGCTGTCGAAGGGCACGGCTCCTGAAGGAGTAATGGACGCATTTGAGTCCCTGCCGGCCAGCAAGCAAAACACATTGAAAACTGACATCTGGGCCGCGCACACCAGAGAGCAGTCGATCGAGGAAGACAGGCAAAAGGTCATCGATGACGCTCATGATGCTGTTGTTGAAATGCACACAACAAACTTCTATTCCGCTCTTCTGACTGGCGACCACGGGACGATGAGAACAATCATTGACACGTTGACCGTGGTAGACCCGGACACCGCTGGCAGACTGATTCCCTTGCTCTCCAAATCAGGTGATGCCGGAACTGATGATGCCGGGATTGTGCGTGACATTTCTCTCCGCATTGCCGAGGGGCAAACAGACCCTACCCAGAGAACCTACATCAAATATGACATCATCTCTGCCATGAAGGACGGCACGTTGACGACTGGAACCGGCAAACATTTGATGCAAAATCTGAGTGCTTCCCGGTCGCATGTATTCAAGGCGGCACAGGCTGAGTTGAAGAGCAAGACACGATACAATACTGCCATGAACCGGATTAACCCGGGGCCGGAAGATGACGCAGCCTTGCGCCTGTATGAGCGAGTGATGGCCAAGCTGCATTTGGCATCCGCAGATCCTGAGGCCGACCTGATGGTTGTGGTAGAAACCGAGATCGAAAACGAACAGGGCCGAATCCACGCCGCTATGGTTGAAGAGGCCAGAGAGACGTTGGCATCGATCCCTCTTTTCAACTCTGTCGAGATTGTTGAACAGACTACAGAGGGCCTGAAGAACGGAACAATCAAACCATTCGGATCTGTCAAGATACTCGACTATCAGAGGGCCTTGAGGGCGGTAAAAACAATCAACAAATGGGGCACTGCAAAATGAGCGACCTCGACCAAGCCCCTGAAGACGTTATCGGAGAAACCCGGGCAGTACAGCAAGACGGCACGTTGACGCCACTGCGGATGTCGGCCTCGAAGCCTCGCGTCAATCCGGCGGCAAATATCGATGAGATCTTGTTGCAGGATCAGGCTGCGAGAGGTGTTGCTGCCGAGATGAACGTACCTCTCCAACTGAACACCAACGAACACGGCGCCGTTTACTACACGCCGCAGTTCCCTGACATCGATCCTGTCGGCATCGAGAACCAACAGCCCCTGCCTACAGAACAGACATGGGGAGATGTTGCAGTCGGCGTTCCCGAGGCCATCGCACATGGCCTGTCTACCGGCCTTGGCAACATCAATGAATTGCTGCCGATCCCCGGTGGTTGGGTCACTGATGATGGCCAGCCTGTCACCAACGTCAAACAGGCTATGGATGTGTTCGGCAAGTGGATTCAGGGCGGGACTGAAGGCCCCCTGACAATGGGCAAGCCTGAAGGCGTGACGCTCGGCCTTGTGTCAGGAATCAGTCAGGTCTTGCCGGGAATGATCCCAGCCATCAAGCTGGCAAAGGCCGCCGGCATGGGCCCGATTCTCGCTGACGTTGTCGGCGGGTTTGTGGGCGACATCGTCACCTCATCGGAAGTCGAGGCGGAGCAACTTGTAAAATTATTCGGATCAGTTGCGTCTAAAGAAGGCGCTGCGGCCCTGACAGAGTTCATGAAGGATGAGAACGGCGACATCGACAAGCTGAAGGCACGACTGATTGCCGGCGTCCCGGGGCTTATCGCGGGGCCAGCGATACACGGCGTTGTCAAGTTGGCATCGATGGCGAGAAAAAGCTCCGGCGGTCAGGCCCTCATTAAGCAGTTTGTCAAAATGATGGCTGATGAAAGCGGTGAAGTGAAGTTGCCGGGGATGGGTGCCGGCGGCAGGGTCAAAATGGGCCAGGATATGCAGCCAACAGGCAAGGCCCCGACACCGGATGAACTGACGGCGGCAAGGGCTGAAACAGTCAAGGATGGCGTCACAGTAGCCCAGCGCCTCGATACAATTATTCCACAGGCAGAGCGCGTCGATGGCGGCGTCTTCCGGCATGGGATGCCCAATGGCAAAGAGTGGTCAACCCTGACGCCAAAAGAACTGGCCAAGCGCGGCCCGGGCGCAACATTCAAGGACACAGATCTCGATCGTATCTGGAACGAAACACTGGCAGAGGTCAGTGCCGCGGCTCGGGACGCAGTCGAGAGAACCGGCGCAACATGGACAGCGTTCAAGGCAAACGATTGGGACAAGGCATTGCGTCTGCCTCTCCGGTCACAGCTTTGGTATGAGTTGTCTGGCGAACAGTTCGCGAAGTTACTGCCGGATCTGACACACAATGAGTTCATGATGTTTGTCGACCTGATCGGCGCGACATCTGCACGGGCCAAGCCCCTCGAGAATCTCCAACGGTCATTGGCCGTTCTCTCCCAGCGCAAACGTGGCGTCCCTGTCGATGTCGACCTGACGATTCAGAAGTCTGTCGAAGATGCCCTGATGAGAAATGGCACAGAGATCTCAAGTGCCCTCGGCAACAAGACGGGGATGTTCTCTGACACCCTCGCGATGGTTGGCGGCGTCCAGACGCGATACCCCATCAGCGTAAATGATGTCTGGGTCGGTGACATGTTTGGTATCGACGGCAAACTGATGACGGCGAACCAGTCGCTTCATGAGGTGTTCGGCAAGTACATGAACAAGCTTCGAGACCTCACAAACGTCGGTGCAAAAAAGGGCGATGTCAGGCATCAAAGCTGGCAACTACAGGCCCGGGGCTGGGTACAAGCACGATCAGCCGCTGACGGCATCGACACATCGAAAGCTGCGTCCGACATCGATGGATCAGACTACGCCGGGGAATGGAGCAAGATCGTCGCAATGCTCGAGGATGCTGGCATCAGTGTCCCGGGCGGAAAGATCACAGACAAGATCCTGATGGACCCCCGAGTCGCTGACGCCCTGCGCCCGACAACGCCGGCATTTAGATCTGCGCCAAAGGCGACAGTCGAGTTCGGTACTTTGCTCACGGCAAACGGCAGGGCTGCACACAAGGCATATTCACAGGCAGTCGAATCCGGCAACGCAAAGACGGTCGAAGAGTACGAAGGGGCACTGGCCAGTGCCCTGTACAATTCAGGCCAAGGCGCGACTGCTTGGGAGAAGGCCGTCAGGGTTGCGACTAATTCTTCAGACAAGGTGACCCGGATCAATACCGCCAGTGGCGCGGATCCATTTGCCTTCTCTGGCACCTTCGAGGGGGCTGTCGGCGCGAACATCCGAATCCCTCTCAAGGACATGACGCCTGACCAGATAGCCTACTTTAATGCTGTCGCCGGCAAGGGCCTGAAACAAAAGGCAATGGCTGCGGCAGAGATCCATCGTATCGGCAAGACAGATCCTCTGCCGGCTGGAGCCATTGAAACCGCCTCTGTGATGTTCGACCATTCGGGCGCAGTGCCCAAAGATATGATCGGAGACTTCGCTGACGCCCTCGGGGCTGGGTTCGAGGTATCCGCCGCGAAACACCCGGGGAGCTTGGTTTTTGACATCAATCCCAAGTTCGATGACGCTGGAAATGCAGTCGGCCCGACAGCAGCAGAGTTGGATGCCGCCGTTGACATTATGGCCAAAAAGCACAATATAAAGAACGCCAAAGCGTTCAGGGCTGCATTCAAATCAGAGTACGGCAAGAACTATGTGGAAGACCCGGGCGATCAAACGGCGTATAATGCGATCATTGACGCTACATTAAGGGAGTGGACAACCGATGTCAGACAACAAGTCAAAGCCATCACAGGCGACTCAGTCACCGACAAGCAAATCGAAGTCTGGCTCAACGGGGCAACAAGCAAGCTCCCCGTCACAAAGTCAAAGCTCCCTGATGGGGTCGAAATATCTAGCGTCCGAGGAAGAGCATCGACAGTTCGCAAAAGATTTCGGCAGCGACTTAGTGATCACGCCTCGGTAGAGAAGGCCTTCGATGACATCGGCAAAGGCGTCGATGCCAAGTTCGAGAAACTTCTCCCCAAGTGGCAAAAACGGGCAGACGCACTAGCAAAGAAACAGGGCTCCACTGCCCCAAAAGGGGGAAGTGAATAATGGCTACTGATACCATTGCGCCTGAAGAAGTCACCGCAGCCGGTGAACTCCGAGATCCGGCACAGGCGCCACTCCAACTAGACATCCCCGCGCAGGACGCACCGGCTGGTCAACAGACCGCTGGTGTCGTCACTGACGCCATCAAGGCTGGTCTGGACATGTTGGGCCCACAGGTAGACAACGCTGTCCCTGCCCCCACACAAGCAGCCCCTGCCCCCACACAGGCGCTCCCTACCCCCAACCCGAGTGAGCCGGCGCTGCCCGGGGCCACAGTCCGCGATGACCTGGCCCTCGATGAGAAGGCGGCGGTCCAGAGCGTCGATGGCGCTGTTCTGGTTCGACAAGCTACTGATGCCGAAATGATGATGTTCGAGGCTGCGATCCCGCGCATGGATGGCAAGCCGGGGGCCACAGGCCTGAACTATTTCCCGATGAATCTCGATCAGATGACCGATGCCTTCAACGGGAATCTGGCTGCATTTCAGGCGAAGATCGTCGGAGCCAACTCTGTCGCCATCGAACAGATGAAACGCGGCAAGATGACCATCGAGGAGATCGGTCACGCTGCGGAGAAGATCGGCCTGAAGGACATGGCCATGCGGTTGCTGAACAAGCAGCCCGGGGAAGTCTTTAACGCCGAGGAAATGTACAAGGCTCTGGTCACACAGGCATCGGCATTACTGACAGCGAAGTCGGCATATGATGACATGATTGCTGACCCGACTGATGCATCCGCTCTCAACTTTCTACTGGCCATCAATCTACAGGGTGCCCTGACAACGTCACTGGTCGGCGCCAAGACTGAAGCAGCCAGAACGATGGCTGTCCTGACTAACTTCAGCAAGATCATGCAAGCCAACCAGATGCCATCAGCCGATGATGTCACCGGCATGTTCGGCCAGATGCCAAACATCGAGGGCATGTCACCCGAGGACATCATCGCCAACATGGGCGGCATCGAGACGATCATGGCACGGGGCCAAGCCTATATGATGTTGCGCCCGGACCAGCAATCACAGGTCGCGTCTGGATTCTCGAAGTGGTTCAACAAGGGCGTCGATGTCTTCATGGAATCTTTCATGAATGGACTGTTGTCTGGCATCCCCACACACATGGTCAACGTCTTGGGCAATGCCGGCTTCCAGATCTACTCAATCCCTGAACGGTTCATTGCCGGCGCAATTGGTGCAGCCAGAACAAGTATCCCCGGCTCCAATCAAAGCCGTGTCTACATGACCGAGGCCCTCGCGATTCCGGCCGGTATGATGATGTCGTTCAACGCCAGTATGAGGGCTGCGGCCAAGGCATTTGTTACTGAGGATCCGAGCGACTTAGTGTCGAAGATCGACTACCGGACCCGCAAGGCTATCACGGCAGAGAACCTTGAGTTGGACCCGGATGCCGCGGTCGGTTGGGCGGTTGATATGCTCGGCAAGATCACCCGCATTGCTGGCCGGTTCCTGTTGACTGAAGATGAATTTTTCAAGGGCAGTGCCCGGGGGGTAGCTCAATACACAACCGCAGTCAGACGGGCCCTCGATCTCAAGGCGCAAGGCGCGGATGAGGCGACTGTCAGGGCATCGATCGTCCAGGCTATCCAGAACCCTGATGAAGCCCTTCTGACGACCATGAAGGACTATGGGCAGCTAATGACATTCCAGAAGGATCTGGAGGGCGTTCTGGGTCAGTTGCAGGGGTTCTTCAGCCATCCTGCAATGAAGATCTTTGTCCCATTTTACAAGACGCCAACCAACATCATGCGCGAAGTGATGTCGAGAAATGTTTTGTCGGCACCATTGCTGCCATCTTTCTGGAAGGCCATCAAGGCCGGCGGTCCCGAGGCTGATATGGCAATGTCGAAGATGGCTCTGGGCTCGACTATCATGGCTGCGTTTGCCGGCTACTCTTACGGTGCCGAGGGCGACGATGTCCTGATGACGGGGCATGGGCCATCAGATCCCAAGGCTCGGGAGGCTTGGTTGCGTCATCACCAGCCGTACAGCTTTTCAGTCAAGATGGAAGACGGCACACGCAAGTCGATCACATACAGCCGGTTCGATCCGCTGTCGGGAGTGTTAGCCGTTGCGGCAGACTTCGCATGGTATGCCAGGCATAGTGATGATGAGGACATGATCAGTTCACTGGCTGCGGCAGCGGCGATGTCGAACTACAATTATGTCGGGCAGTTGCCGATGCTTCAGGGCATGTTCTCGATTGCTGAGATCTTTGGCTCCGAGTACGAAGGCGGCGAGGCCAAGTTCAAGCGACTACAGGAACTGTTAGGTAAGCAAGTCGGAAGTGCAGCCATCACTGCGCTGCCGCTCCCTACAGGCTCCTTCACTGCGTCGATCGAACGCTACTTTGACCCGACCAAGAAGAACACTCTGCCGACAGACACCAATGTCGCGCCACTTGTCCGGGGCTTCTATGAGGCCTTGCAAAAGGCTCGGTCGCGCAGCCCGTTTTTCTCGAAAGATATGGAGCCGGCGCTCGATCGTTGGGGCACTCCCCGGATGGAAGGCGACGGGCAAGTCTGGGAACTGGCATCGCCCATCAAGATTCGCATCGATGAATATCAAATGGTCGATGATGAGATGTCCGATCTGAACCTTGGATTAAGTCGGGTGCCGAAATCGATCGAGGGTATCAAGCTGACAGGAAAGCAACAAAACATGCTGGTGCTTCTGGCCAACAATCCACCAGACGGCGGCAACTTGCTCGAGGATCTGAAGGAGATGATCCTGTCGCCTGAGTATCAGGATCTGTTGCCCGGATTCCGCATTACAGAACTGAGGGCGATCGATTCAGTGTACTGGTCGAATGCAAGGAAATATCTCCTCGAGATGGACCCGGATCTCAGGGCCCGGGTTGATGAGCGCAACGGAATCAGGGATGTAACCGGCAAGGCACCAATACAATGATTTCTTTTATCAAGAGCGTCCACATGCTATATGGTACGACAGGAGCGATGAACAATGGCTGATATCCCTATCTCGGCGGTCACCCGTCGCGTTCAATACACGGTTGGTGGAACAGACACCGGCCCTTATTCGTTCACGTTCAATGTACTGGCCGACACAGATCTGGCTGTCTACCTGAACTCAACGCTCAAGACGATCACCACACACTACACTGTGTCGCTGAACGCCAATGGCACCGGCTCGATCACCCTGACATCGTCGCCATTAACGACAGACATTGTGACTATCATCTCTGCGGTTCCCATCGCCCGGGTATCTGACTATACGACGGGCGGTGACTTTACCGCGGCGGCAGTCAACGCGGATCTCGACAAGCAGACAATTTTCTCCCAGCAATTGTCGGAGCGAATCGATCGTTCCCTGAAGTCTGCCACATCTGAATCCGCGGTTACCGATTGGGATCTGCCGGCACCAGAAGCCGAGAAGGCCCTGAAGTGGAACAGCGCCGGCACAGCCCTCGAGAACTCGACTGATGACATCGATTCATCGGCAACTGATGCTGCGGCATCGGCGGCTGCGGCACTTGTGTCGGAGAACGCAGCGGCGGCAGATGCCGTCCTGACCGCAGCGGATGTGGTCACAGTCGCAGCAGATTTGGTCGCAACAAATCAGGACACGATTGACACCGCAGCAGATTTGGTCGCGACAAATCAGGACACGATTGATACCGCCGCCGACGTTGTTTTGACCGCAGCCGACGTTGTAAGCGCAGAGAGCGCAGCCGGTGCCGTTGCAGTCCCATTCACCTTTGATAACTCGACTTCAATGGCTGATCCGGGCACGGGCGATTTCCGCTTTAACAACGCTACGGTGGGTTCAGTAACAGCGATCACCCTGGACGCCAATAGTGCCGACACCGGCAACCCTGATGTGTCTGACTTCATTGCAACATGGGGCGCGTCTGACAGTGGTGACAAGGCGCACATCACGTTCAAAAAATCTGGCACACCTGCCACGTTCGCCACGTTCAAGATCACAGCGGCAGTCACAGACAACACAACCCACCTTGAACTGACAGTGACCCATGTCGACAGCAACGGGACATGGACCGCTGCCGATAAGGCCTATGTCGCATGGACGCGCACCGGTGATGCTGGTGCCGCTTCTCCTTCTGCCAGTGAAACGGTTGAAGGTATAGTCGAGACGGCCACACAGGCCGAAGTTGACGCGGGTACGGATGCACTGCGCTACGTGACACCTGCCACGCTGGCAAGTACCACAGTGGTCGGCGGCGATCCAGCGGCCTTCTCCGGGGCCATAGAGACTGATGGAACGTATGTGGCCGTCACACAACCATTCGTCATGCCAGACGGTTCCGGCACGTACATAGCCACAGTTAAAGACGCTGGTGCTGATGGTACTGTCGAGCTTTGGAAGATTGACGTATCAGGTGTTGTTGGTGGCTCGGCTACTGCAAGCGTAACCCTGACAGGTGCCGCGACTGTAACGTCCATTGCGGAGAGCATGGGTTACATCATCGTCGGTTCTGAAGACGGAATTAGCATAGTCCATTCCTACGATACGGGGAGTTGGGCTGAAGCCACAACAGGCTGGCCCCGGTCACTGTCTACCAGCACAACGCCAGCATTGACGAATAACGATGTAACGGCTGTTGGTGCAAACACTGATCCTGAAGCCCCACCTGATCCCCGTACTGGGGGAAAAATACCTTTGTTTGGTGTTGGTTATGGTACTGGTGCAGACATTGGTTCGTTCCTTAAATGGGATGGTAACATTTGGCATAGAGCCGGAACAGTAGGTAACACTGGTGTTGCTGTTGGAACAGACGGACACATAGCCTTTGCTGATAATGATGCTGGTGACAGATACTTAGAGAATGGTCCTGCATCAGTAGTTACGGCTGATGATCCAAACTCTACAGCATGGGCCAGAACAAATAACGATCTGCTCTATGGGTTAGGTTCTGGCAATGCGGTTGCTTTGCATGGAAGTACTCGTGTATCTGCTAGTGATGCAGGGCTAACTCTTGCAGACATTAGTGGGCGTGATGGCGGTTATTGGGAATACAGATCAGCCATTGTAAATCGCACATATAACTCCGGTTATATGATGAACGATATTCGTGGCGCATGGCTTGCAAACTCCAAAACGGCTGATCGTAGCTATAAGGCCAACACGTTGACTGAGACTGGTACTGTACCAAGTGCCGCTGTTTCATCTGGTTCAGACCTTCAAGTATATGGCCCGTTTTCAACAAGCAATTATCTTAGTCGTGCGACTGACGCAGACTATAATGCGCTTGCCTCCGGGGCAGTGCATGTGGCTATCTGGGGCCAGACAAGTACAGGCAACGAAACAGCATTCTCCATCGGTCGCCCCGATTTTTCGCGCAGGGTCGAATTGTATGTCGATAGTTCTGGCGTTCCAACGGTGGCTATTATTGGCGCGTCTGGAACAACAGCTTTAATCGCCACCGGGGTAGACGTAAGGGACGGTATTCGGCATAAGTACGATATCGTTCGCGTTAGCAATACTGAGGCGCACCTATACATTGACGGTGTTCTTGTTGAGAGCGACACAACAGATAGTGGTTCTATATCTGACGGAACTATCATACTGACAATCGGCATAGCTGCCGATAAGTCCTCCCGTCCTTGGACTGGCGATCTCGCGCTCACAAGACTAAGTGCCTCAGCGCCTTCTGCGGCACAAGTTCGTGCCATGTATAACGCGGAGCAGGGAATGGGTTTCGATGGCACAACCAATGTCCTGTCACTTTTACAATCAGGAACTACTGATGCTGTCCTGGACGTTGACGTAGACCCTAACGGCAAGGTCGCTGTTACGCAGACTGATAGCATGACGATATGGGATGGCCTGACTTGCACAACACAGGCAACACTTGGCGCGAACACAGCCTTTGAACATCTTAAGTCTTGGAACGATACGCTCATTGAAGTTGGCGCAACGGACCTGTCGATTAGTCGCCCTGCCGAGATTACCAGGACGGTGTTTGATGAAGTGAAGGTGTTGCAGAATGAGTTTGCTGGTGTTGATCTGAGCAAGGCTGCGGCTTGGTGTGCAATAAATGCATCTGGTGTTATAGAAGCATCCTATAATATTGAGAGTGTTAACCACGAAAGTACAGGCACCTACGTATTTCACTTCGCAACTAAGATGAAGTCCAAGAACTTCGCTACCGTTCTTATGACAGGTACTTCTGCTACAGGTTCTACAGGCAACATCATATCAGAGTTAAATGGCTATGGTTCTGCGGGTGCTGGAGGAGGGGTAAAGACATACATGACCGACAACGCATCCACTTCAAATGCCAACACTTCGTGTAGCATAATTGTATTTGGCGAGAGGGAAGGCGAATAAAATGAATGAATTAATATTAGAAGCGGATGGCTCAACTACAAGGGTCGGTGACGCTGGCTCTGTATCCAGTATCCTCACCAAGCGTGTGAAGGCTGCAACAATCGCAGCAACACATGACGTTGACGGTGTTGAGCTAACACCTGAGATTGTACCAGACGCTGACACACTGGCTGTTGAAGTTACCAGTGACGAGTTGAAGGTTCACGCATGGCGTCTGCCCAAGGTTCGTGCA